ATGTATTAGAAGCTATATCAGTTAGCTCACACCCTTGACCAGCATAGGTAAACGTTGAAGATGTTATGGTTTGTTCTGTAGTGGATGTCTGGTATATGGGTGATGAGAACTTAATAGCATAGTCTCAAGTCTCACCTGTTATAGGCGCAACATGCTTGTGCATTTTTAAACGAACAGTAGAGTTTAATATACCCTTATCAGCGTTATCGATTGCTTTTAGTAACTTAGAGAATCGGAGTACACCGTCGAATTTCTCTAAGTTAACGTCATTATAGTTTATTATAGCATCCTTAACCGCAATCTCTAATTGAGACTTAGACCGTGATGTATTGTTTGGATCATATTTAAAGAATACGTTCATTGTAATATAGGTAAAGTCAGGGTTAACGATTTCGGTTGTAATTGATCCTACGTTTTTAGTAGAGAGAAATCGATTTATTATACTTTTAGTAGTATTCGATAAATAGTCCCCAGTCTTTGGTTTAATCGATATAAACACTTTCCCGTATGTAGGGGGATCGTTTACCTCACCACCCCACACAGCTATATCTTCAATGTAATCGTATTCTAACTTAAGTATAGCATCATAGTCAATAGACGTTACTGCACGATTCTGACTCTGAAAGGCTTTAGGAGCATTAAATCTAATTGAATCTACGTCCTCACGATCTGCTCCAGAGAATGTTTTAATAAATCCTGTAGAAAGAGCAGCTGTTGCTCCTGATAGTCCTCCAATAGTAGCATCAGTAGTAAATGATGATGCACCATTTGCTTCAGCACCATTGGTCTTAATATAAGCTATATCTACTACTTGGCCTGTTGTAGGCTTACGACCTATAATTCCATCACCAAAGTATACTTCGTACTCTCCGCCATATCCTTCCTGTAAGAAATACACACGAGAGTCAGATGTTACGTCGAGTATGTTATTAAAGAATGTATAGACCTCAGACACTTGAGATGTAACTGAATCGCGGACAGCAACTACAAGGGTAGATGTATCAACTTTGTCCGTAGGGATTTTAAACTTCTGGTTAGGTATTTGTCCGTTTACACGATATGTAAATGTCTCGATTTCACCTTCAAAGACTGAAACATTTTCAAAGACATAGCGATTTAAAATATTCTTAGATGTAGTATAAGATTCGTTTGTTACAAAGGTAAATTGCTTAGATCCGATTAATCCAGAGAATACTGTTCCACGTGGCATAGTTGCACTTATGGGACCACCCGCAATACCAACGACGGTAACATCGATTTTGGCTTCAGATGACTTTGCAGATGCTGGAACATATCCTAATGACTTAGCATGGGATACTACATTAGCACGCATTTGTGCAGTATCTAAGAAAGCCTCATTTGCATTAGCGTGAGCTAGCAGTGCATTATATTGTGTGTTGTATGCAAGTATATCAAGTAGGACTGCCATACCTGATCCATCGAAATCATAGTCAGCAAACTTATCTTGGCCGGACAAATAAGCTTTTAGATTGACTTTAATCTGATCAAAGTCTAATTCAGTTACGTTCTTAATGTTCGCCATTATCGGATTCTCTCTAAGTAAATATCTATATCCACTAGATCAGGTACGTTTAATATCTTAACTGTTACAGAAACAAACACAGCATTCTCATCAGACTTATCTGTTATTGATATACCTGCAAGAGCTACACGCGGTTCATGAAAGCGGATAGTACGAGATATTGATTCCTGCATAGCTGCAACTGTAACAGGTGTAAAGTTTTCAAATAGCTGATTGGTAATACCGCATCCAATAGTTGGTTGAAAAGGTCTTTCCCCGTATCCAGTAAGAATAAGATTCCTTACTGAGTTCTTAACAGCAGCTATGTCTCGCAACGGTACCAAATCCCCTAGATTAGGATGCGGTTTAAAGCGAAGATCTAGATCAGAAAAGTCACGTGAACGAGCAACTACTGTCGCTCTGGATGTTTCCAAGGTTTTATCTGATAGGATTTGAGTACTCATAGTATCTATTTATGTCCTTTAGCCAATCGGTTTGCTAGTTGGTGTGCCTGATTGTGAAGAAGTATGTAGATGATCTTTTAGAGAGATCGAACCAGTCTTAACATCTGAAGATGATGTAATAATGCCACCAGCATCGATTGTAGACGATACAGTTTGTAGACCAGATATAGCAACGTTATTGTTAATCGATGTATTGCCAGATGCAGTAGTACTCTGAGCTCCAGATATAGTCTCTGTTAATGCACCTGATACTTTAAGAGTCATATCCTTTGCTATTGTCTGAGTAAAGTAATCGCCAGTTGTAAGAGTCATGTAAGTACCTATACCTTGGGCTAAGTACTCTGTTATATCCAATGTCATGTAGCCTTCAATCTTCTCAATAACGTTCTTCTTAACTGTTTTAAACTCTGATCCGTGTATAACCTGAGTAGAATCACCGTAGATATGCTCTTCTTTGTTACCTTGTATCTCTGTATTACAGTTACCTACAACAAATAAATTGCAGTCACCCTCTACAGTTACACGTGATGTACCTTTAACGTTAACATACTCATCACCTAGTGTTACCTCATAGTTATCATTAACAACCTTCAGTACACGTGATCCATCTGGATGTATCTCATAGAATGTACCAGCACGGTGATGCTCTTTGATACGCTGATAATCTGCTGTATCATCTACTTCAAATACATGGCCAGATTCTGATTCTGTTACCTTATTAAAAGGATATTGCGGTTTAGCAGGAGAAGCTGGCTCTTCGAAATTAAATATATTAACAGGGTCTGTGTCAGCCTTCTGTGTTAATTTAAACGACTCTACCTTAGATTTAGCTTCAACATATCCTAGCTTTGTATTTGCAGGTGAGTTAGCTACCTTACCAGTACGAATAGTCTCTTGATTCAGGTTAGCTTGTGTAGCTAATCCACGAGCTGCTTTGTTAACATCAGATTCATTGAGATAGTTTGTCTCTGTCTCATCTGTCTTCTTAGGATATAGTCCGGCCGGATCAAAGAATCCTTTTGACGTATCAGCCTCTAGAGTATTGAGAGCTGCAATAGAGCCTAAGACAATAGGATCTTGTGCATCTGTACCATCACGGAAGAAGCCAACTATCCACGATCCCTCAACTAATCCATGCGGGCTGCGACCTACGCCAGATGTACCTGAATCGGTTGTAGGCATCATGATAGTTGCCCACGGAAGATCTGCAGTAGGCAGTAGCTCTTTATTTGGTGTATGGTAACCAAAGGCACGTATACGTACTCTATTTAAATAGAGAGGATCTGCTCGGTCTTCCACAACACCATGAAACCAAACAAACTTTGTATCCATAAAATTATTCATCGTTTGTGCACCGAATCACGCCGTACCTTTATTTGTGTAAAGTAGCCGCTATTGTTAAAGGTATGTGTACTTGATACAATAAGATACCTTCCTGATAGGAACTCATCATTCTCACGTCCTGATCCTTCCACCTGACCTGTCTTAGGAAAGTTTAAATTAACTATAGAGCCAGGACTGAGTCTTGAATCCCCATATAGCTTAATAGAATGTTCAAGCTGTTCTAGATTAGAATAGACCGATCTCTTTGTTGCTTCCTTATATGAGCCAAACTGATGATAGTTTATATCACCTGTCTCTGCCATAGCAAGTGAGTTTTGGTTTATAAAGATATTATATGTTTCTTTTAACGACGAGGGAGATACACCTGATATTGAGAAGGCAGGATTCCATACAAGATCAGACTGTTCGCCGTCTATTAATGGCACCTTATCATCATAGGCATTAAAGTCTATCATTTCATATGTCTTATTCGATACGTCGAGCTTGTGCGTACGCGTGACATATGATCCATTCTTCATTGACTTATATGGAGAGAAGCCTATGTTTGATGATGATTCGAGTATACGTAATCTCTTCTCCTCAAACGAATCATCTGACTGCGACTCCTGCGTATAGAAGTAACCTTGAGAATAGTTATCGAGTATGTCAGAGGTGATCATTTTATTATATGAGTTTAAAACAAATGTTGAGTCGTGAAAGACCTGATATGTAAAGAGAGGCGAACCGTTCGGTGTCATGCTCTTCTGTAAAACATTCTTTATAGCATCGGAGTATGTTAGCTTAGGCGGTATAAACTTCATTGTGCCTAGAGACTGTGTTTCTTTCTTATCGACTGTTACACCTACTTGTCTATATAGCTCTTCGATTATCTCGATTGATGTCCCGGATAAGGATGAAGAAATACGGCGGAACTTGGATACTAATCCAAAAGGGGTAATGCATCGTATGCGATATGTAGCAATATCTGGCTTAGGCTTACCGTATATAGGTATATCAAGTACGTGCCAATCATTCTGTATATCGATTGGAGGTGAGCTCTTATCGTTCTGCTTACGTACAACAGATACTATTTTTTCGTTACCTGATATGTTTAGATCTTCAAAGAGAGATGTAGCATCAGATATATCAAACTCTGCCATAAGGGTTTGTTGAAAGATAGACTCATATACTCTCATAGATGTAACGAGCTGAGATATGTCTCTTTCTTTACCGGTTGCGCCTTGGATCGTTACTGTCAGCCGAAAAGAATCTGGGGATACAGCAGAGAGATCTGTAGGATGTAAACCTTTTTGGAGGGGCATATTCTACTCTTACGTTACGAATTAATGAGTTTGCGATAGCGAGTGGCAAAGCTATCTATGGCAGCAGGATTAATAACTCTAATTGAAAGCTTTCTGTCGTTTACATTTACCTCATGCTCGTAGTTAGATACCGGTAATTGACTATCAGAAACGTTAAAGTTTAAACGATCTACTATTCTTCCCTGGGAATCAATATAGTGATGTGGTGCGTCTTTTTCTTTTGTGACAATATGTTTAAACAATGTACCAACAGAGAAACCTAATCCAGAAGTTCCTGTAACAAAATCTTCGTCTGCAAAAGTACCAGTAACATCAGAAAGAATCAGACTATTTGTAGCATAGTTTATCTCTGCTATTTTACCAGTTGCAAGAGAGGTAAGCCCTGTAACAGTTTCGCCTATTACAAGAGTAGGGTATTTATATAGGTGATGGGAAGTACTCGATGCCCCAAGTTTAGATTCAAGTGTAATGGCAGTACGGAAATATGTCTCGTCAACAAAGTTAGTTAGCTCCTGGGAAGACTTAGGCCATTCATGTAATCCATTACTCAGATCTTCGTTAACTACAAAGAATGTCCAATAATATGCAGGAGTACCATATAGTTCCATTGATACCTGGTCTGGTCTTGAACCATCGCTTACTTCATAGAAAAGATAAGCATTTGCGTTATCCATCTCAGAAATATATGCACGAACATTACGGTTAATATCAATAATAATGTTCTTTTCGTTTGAATCTTCTTCAAACTGATACTGAACTAATGGGAACGCTTTAAAAAAGTTTAACATTACGCCTCCTTACCAATATCATTTTTAGTAAGAACCTTTGTTTCTTGGAATGTAAGGGATATATTTACTGATATAGGTGCACCACCATCAAAATGCATGGTTGCATTATCGTTAAAGTTAGTCTGCAGGTTAGTTAGATTGCACTCGTATATTCTGGGATAATATGGATTCTCCTGACCGCTCTGGGTGTAGAACTTAATAGAGAAGGTAGAGGGATAAGTTAGAATATAAGAACCTGTACCAGATTCGGGATACATCTCAGCACGAAAGAACTCTTGGATCTTACGAATCTCATCTGACTCAGAAGGATCTTCTGCAACGAGGGAGAAGTTAAAGTTAAATGACCGTAGTGTCATATTCTGGAATGCTACAACAGTATTTGGGTTAGTAGCAACGCCTTTAGACATACCGTACATATCAGAAAGGTTCTCAACACCAGGTACTAAATTCCCTAGCCCAGAATCCTTTGCTATTTTTAAACTCATCATTGAGCGAAGATCAGCATTTGCTCCCTCACCATTAATCTGGGAGTTAGCTTCTTTAGCAATATCCGTAGCAGACTGGCCAGAATTAATACCCTCCATGAGCTTAGAGCCAATTGGACCCATATCCATAGTACCGTAACCAGCACCATCAGAGAATGAAACACCTGGAGGATGATATAGGGTTACATGACCCTGAGCAGCACCGTTTCCGCCATACTTATAACGGTTAGCGGTTATCCTCATAAAAGGCACATTGGCGCCAGCCAGATGAGATGGATATATGTATTCGCGAACAGCAGCCATATCGTGACCTTATAAATAAATGGAAGTACTTAATCTATTTATGGTGTTTATGTCAAAGACTTATAAGGGCAAATACAAAATAAAGAAGCCACAGAAGTATTTGGGTGATCCTACAAAGGTTACCTACCGTTCTCTATGGGAAAGACAGGCTTTTCGCTGGTGTGAAGACCAAGACTCAGTTATTGGATGGTCCTCTGAAGAAGTAGTAGTACCCTATATCTGCAAGACTGACAATAGACCACATAGGTACTTTATTGATTTAAAAGTAAAATTCTCTGATGGGCGTATAGTCCTTGTAGAGATTAAACCTAAATCACAATGCTCACCACCTAAGAAGCCTTCACGCCAGACTAAGAGATATATCTCCGAAGTCATGACCTTTATTAAGAATGAATCTAAGTGGAAGGCTGCTACAAAGTATGCTAATGATCGTGGCTATCACTTTGAGATCTGGACTGAGGATACCCTGAAGTCTCTAGGGATTAAACTACTGACTGGATAGTATCATATCCCTCCAGAGAAGACTCTCTTATTATATCATATATTCATAGGAATGTAAACAAAATAGCATAAATAGTATTATGGCAGATTCTCTATTCGACAAGTACCAAGCGCAAGCTTTTAAAGCTGGGATAACACCTCGTACGGATTCATCGCGAGCGTGGTTCCAGGATAAGCTTAAAACAATACAGGACGTAAGCAGGCGTGGACTATTAAAAGATCCTAATCTAATCGAACGTAATCGATTGCGTACTGGATCTATGTACATGTACTTCTACGACCCTAAGCATCGTGAAACACTACCGTACTATGATGCTTTCCCTTTGGTTGTTATGGTAGAAGCAGCACCTGGTGGATTCTATGGTCTAAACCTCCATTATCTTCCACCCCCGCTTCGTGCTAAGATGCTCGATGGTCTTATGGATATAACCAACAATAAGCGTTACGACGAGTCAACTCGTTTTAAATTAAATTATAATTTGCTTAAGAGCGTATCCAAATTAAAGTGGTTTGCCCCATGTTTTAAAAGATATCTATATAAGCATGTTGAAGGATCAGCAGCTATGGTCCAAGCTACTGAATGGGAAATAGCAGTATTTTTACCAACAGAGCAATTCCGTAAATCAGGCAAGAGAACAGTCTGGAAAGACTCACGGCAGAAGGTATAACAATGATTTTTGATTCCCCAGTCCAGGATTTAGCTTCAAGGATATCAGAACGTGGCGGATTAGCCCGTCCTAATTTGTTTGCTGTTACATTTAATGGTCCAGCTTCTATAAATCCAGACATGTTCCTTGTTAACGCTATATGCGAGTCTGCATCATTACCAGGACGTGCTATATCTACTAACGAGCATACAACTACTAAGCATTCTACTAAAACCCCATATACGTTTATCAACGACGATATAACGCTTACCTTCTTGGTAACAAATGATTTCTACATTAAGAATCTATTTGAGAAGTGGATGAAGCACGTTATAAACGACGAAGATGGTAAGATCTATTATAAGTCTCAATATGCATCTGATATGACTATAACAGTATTATCCGGCGATGGTAAAATGGTACATAAGGTTAATTTAGAGAAAGCATTCCCTATTGCTTTTACTGCTATAGACCTATCTAATGCTTCAGAAAGCCAAGTAATGCGCTTTACTGTGACTATGACATATGATAACTTTAAGAGTAACACTACATACTTTACTCTCGCATCATCTCTGGCAGAGTTTAAAAACGCATTGTCTTTCCCTAACCCTCTCATGCCTTCACTCCCATTTCAGCCTTTTGGAGATCTAGGGGATCAGGCCGAAACACTCTTGGCAGGTTTAAAATCAGAGTTGGCTGGTGAGATGTCAGCAGCACTTAACTCCCTTACCTCGCAAATCCGTGATAAGATACTCGGTAACGCTACATCTATAACGGTACCCTACGAAGGATCACTTGGTTCTGTTATATCACAAATATCGGGAAAGGTTACAAATATATTCGGGGCTGGTCTGGGGGGAACTGTAAATGAAGCAGCTACTTCTGCCTCACAAGCTGTTCTATCTAGAGCATCTTCGACTGTTCAAAGTTTATCTGGTTAACGAGTGCAACGTGTGCAAGTTATATAATTATTGGAGAATATTATGGCATTACCTAAGCTGGTATCAGCTAAGTATAGTTTAGAAATACCGAGTACCAAGGAGTTAGTAGAATACCGACCGTACCTGGTGAAAGAAGAAAAGATTCTAATGATGGCATTTGAGACGAAAGATCAATCTCAAATGATATCAGCCCTTCGTGATACAATCGCAGGTTGTACAGAGGGTAAAGTAAAGGTTGATAACCTTACTGTCTTTGATCTAGAGTATATCTTCCTTAAGCTTCGAGCTAAGTCAGTAGGTGAAACATCTACTCTAGGAATTAAATGCTCAGACTGTTCTAAGACAAGCCAGGTAGAAGTAAATTTAAACGAGGTTGAGGTCCAAGGCGAGGTTAGACCCTCAGCCAAGATTGAGCTTACAGATACAGTTGGTATAATGGTTAAGTACCCGACTGTTAAAGGATTATATAGACAGCTTCAG